TGGAAAACTCTCAATTGTGAACGGGACTTTCGTGTCGTACAGCTTCGGGCTGTCCCATGTGTCCGGTGTACCGCACAAAATCCCATCATCAAAGACGCGCTCATTCTTTGTGAGAATGTCCCCTGTGACGCTGGACAGCAGGTTGATAGCCGCGCCCTCCATTGCGTTACCCTTGAGAATTTCCTTGTTCCCAAGCTCTGGCTTGTCGTATTCGTAAAGATGGCGGCGCACCAAGTCATGCACATGCGTTTTCGCGCCTTCTGACAGGCTGCGCGCCATCACGTCATCCAGAAGCGCGACTTGTTCAGGTGTGCGCTTTGCTGATGTGGTTTTAAGCGCCTCTATCTCAATCGCGCTCATGTCCTCCTGTGGATACCCTTTCGGGTCGGTCATGATGCTAGAGAGGCTGCTACAGCGTATGCGGAATCCAATCATTGCTCGGCCTTTTCGTCTGCTGCTTTGCAAACTTCTTCAAACTGCTTGAGGTTCTCAGCGCCGCCAAATGCTTGACGTTCGGCAGCCTTTAACCCCTTCCATGCAGCTGCAAACTTTGCTTTGCCGTGGGTTGCAGCTTCTGCCAGGAGGTCGTGAATTCGCTTCGCTTCTTCCATTGCCTTTTCTTGTGCAGCATCGTTTTCGCGCTCTTGGGAAATTGCAGCCGCTTCGCGCACATATCCAGAGTCATCCCACCGGCCCAAGAAAATATCACCAGCAAAGCCAATCATTGACAAACCTTTTACCAGCGCGTCAGTGACAGACTTCTTGGGCGCGTCCTCATCAAGCATCACGCCGCCCTTAGCTGTTTTGTAGCTCATCTTTGTTTGCCCGATGTGCTGGAAGCTGCCGCGCTTGCCTTCATGCATGTACCAGACTTCAACCATTGCAATATGCACCGTGTCAATCTCTCCAAACCGCTCAATGCGCTCGCTCAGGATGTTGTAACCCCAGCCAAGACCACACGGCCCGAAAATTTCTGTAGCACGGCGAACAATCCAGAACGGGCTAGGGCTGCTCCCCTGGTACTGCTTGCCTGTGATGTTCTTTACAAATTGCGGGTCGGTTGTAAAAGCCTGATCCCATATCGCTTTGTTTTCGTTGCTCATCTCATCCCCATAAAGCCAAAGTCAACCGCTTCGGCATGCCGCAATGATACACCAGAAAAGTATCTAAAACAAAGTAATTTGTAATTTGGAAATAAATAATTGTGTTTTCGTACTTGTGTGGTGTATAGTTCACCCATCAACAAGGGGTACACATGCACAAGCCAGACTTACTACATATCGCAATCGTTGCAGCAGGCGGGCGCGAGCGAATCGCCAAGCACTTCAACATTCACAAGCAGACGGTTTCCAACTGGAAGACATCTAAAAGCCTACCCAGCTACTACATTGAAAAGCTGTGCGCGCTGGGAGAGCACATCATCAAGCCTGAGCAGTTGCTGGCTTATATCGACTGGGCGCGAGGGGAGAAGCAATGATCGATTTGAAAGATTTGCGCCGAAGAATTTCTGGCGCGCCTGACCATCAAGGTGTGGTTGGTGCTACTTGGATAAATCCGAATGAAGCGTTAAGGCTACTAGATATGCTTGAGGCAGCGCAAAAAGATGCGGCGCGGCTGATGTTTGCGTGTGAATTTGATGGCTACCAGAACGTCAAAAAAGACAGGTATGACTATGCAGAGGAATGCATGGAAGAAGCGGGGCGTGATGAGCCTAATGCAGAGGATGAGTTAAACGGATTGCGTAGGCTTATCGACGCAGCCATGCAATCCTGATAAAATACAAGCGCGCTGGCAGTAACCGGCGCTCTATTTGCAAGCAGTTTTGCACCTGCGAACAACTAGATAGCACTCAGGCAAAGAAAGTCTTTTGGCTTTGCCGTGATCTTTGGTATGCGTTCCTTCTGGGTGCGCGCATATTGAGGAGTGCAAACATGGCAAACCCAAAAGGCTTTTTTTGTTGGAGTTTCAATGGCAGACGCCAGAATTTCTACCTCTTTACCATCCCACCCCAAAACCAAAAAGTTGATGCGCCGCTTAGGTGGCGCTGCCGGTGGGTGGTACTTGGTTCGATTATTTCTGTGGGTGGCAGAAAATCGCAGTAATGGTGACCTATCCGGATTAACAGACGAGGATATTGAGCTTGCTATTGACTTTGAAGGCGAAGAAGGCGTGCTCATCTCCGCATTGTGTGATGTTGGCTTTGTTGACGGTGATGAAGGTGAGCGAACTATTCACGATTGGGAAGAGCACAATCCGTGGGCGGCTGGTGCTGATGCGCGCTCATTGAAAGCTAAGTGGAATGCTATGAAGCGTCATCACGGAGAGCAGGCAGCAGACAACGCTTATCCTGAGTACGCTGCTGTGCGACCAAGAAGGGACAACACGCAGCATGCTAGTAGCATAAAGGTAGCAGAAGATCAGCAATCGACTAGCAATGCTCCATCTCCGTATCCGTCTCCATTACCGTCTCCGTCTCCGAATCCATCTCCGTTACCGTACCCTCAAGAAAGCGCCGACAAGTCGGCTTCGTCTCGCAAGAAGGTGCTTCGCACTTACCTTGATGAATGCAAAGCGATCGGCGTAAAGCCAATTCCTGATGACCACTACATACGAACCTATGCCGCGGACTCTGGCATATCGGGAGAAATGCTCGGCCTGTGCTGGCATCGGTTTGTTGAAGAACACACGACGGGAGCGCGAAAGGCGAAAAAGTACATTGACTGGTCGCAAACCTTCGCGAACTGCGTGAAGGACAACTGGTTCAAGTTCTGGTACGTGAAAGACGGTGATGTTTTGAAAACAAGTCAGTGCGAACTCTACAAGTCGGCATTTGATGCGCAACGAGCTAAGGAATAACTGTGAACGAATTTGATTTTGAACCCGTAGCAACCGCGGAGAGCGTCCTTTCTTCTGTGGACATTGAGGCGCACGTACTTTCGATCTTCGCCAGATTCGGCGAGATGTTTGATGAATACAGCGAGCGAGTGCCTGTTGACTGCTTCACGATTGATGACAACAAAAAAATCTATCGTGAGATTTGCAAGCAGTACAGCGAAGGCGTGCAAGTTGACACTCTGACCTTGATACACCCATTAATTCGCGCTGGCGTTGAATTGGACTACGCGAATCAAGTTTTGACTTCGCACGATTACAGCAGCCGCGGCGTGAAAAAACTGGTTGAGGATTTGGTAAGCCTCCACAAGTCGCGCCAGCTTCACCAGGTGAGCTTCAAGATTGCGGAGCTGGCTTACAGCACAGCACCCATTGAGGAGAGAATCGACCAAGCTCAAGCCACTTTGCAGGCGCTGGAGGTGCAGGGTGGTGAAGATGAATGGGTAGATGCCTATACAGCGGCTGTAGAGCACACAGCGGTTCTAGAAGCGCGTGCTGAAGGTTTGGTGAGCGGATTGGCAACAGGTCTTTATGACTTCGACCAGATGCTTGACGGTGGGCCAGTCCGTGGGAACCTTGTGGTGATTGGGGCGCGTCCTGCTATGGGGAAGACCGCACTTGCCATGACCGTAGGTTTAGGCATGGCTACTCAGCAGGCGGTTGGATTTGTTTCGCTAGAGATGCCGCATAACGATGTGCGCGACCGACAGACGGCGATGCTTGGAAAGATCAGCATAGCGACAATTAAGCGACCAAACCGCGGGGAAGGCTTGGATTTTTCTAGGGTGGTTGACGCTTGCGAGAGTGCGAAGACGTTGCGGTGGAACGTAACGGCAAAGAACAGCATGAACATCCAGCAACTGCGAAGCATGGCGCGGAAGCTGAAGCGCACACGTGGGCTGGACGTGCTTGTTGTTGATTACATCGGCCTAATGCATGGGATACCCGGCAAGAACTACGGCGCGACCAAAGTTTACGAGGTGCAAGACATCACTATGGGTCTAAAGTCTCTTGCTAAGGAGCTGGACATTGTGATCTTTGCTTTGGCTCAGGTTGGCCGCGGCTCAGACCCAAAGAAGCCACCCACCCTGCGCGACCTGCGCGATTCTGGCTCTATCGAGCAAGATGCTGACATCGTGGCGTTCATTCATCGACCAATTCAGGAGAACCCCGATTTAGGCGACGCGTTCAAGAACTACGCTTTGCTGCGTGTTGCCAAAAATCGACAAGGCTCTACAGGTGACGTAAATCTGTTTTACCGCGGCGAGATTACGGGTTTTGAAAGCTGGTCAGGTGAAGCGCCACGGGAGAATTTTGGCGCGGCTAAGTCTAGCGGCGGGAAGTATGCATTCTGACGGCGAGCCATTAGAACGCTCTGCCTCCTCTCTAGCCGCTCTAGTAATCCAAGCCCAAAAGCTAGGAACTATTGACGGCTGGAGGGAGTACATACGCGACCAGCAGCTTAGAAGCGGGATAAGCAATGAGCAGATGGCGGAAGAAATAAACCGACAGAAGGCGCGCGAAGCCGGAAAAGTCGGTTAGAATTTAAGTGCCTGCTTAACGCAGGGTCGGCCTGGAAACCGATTGAGCAGATTTTAAAAATAGCCACTTTCGGCACGCATGGGCAAAAATCTGCGCCCTTTCCAGATGCGTGCTTGAGAGTGGCTTTTTTTATGGGTCAACCATGAATGCTTTGATGAATGTAGGTCAGCAATTGACCATGAGTAGCCAAGAGATTGCGGACTTGGTGGAATCGCGCCATGACAGCGTGAAACGAACCATTGAACGATTGATCGAGCGCCGTGCAATTGGACATTCACCATTGGTGGAAGTCAAAAACGCGCAAGGTCAGACTGTCAGCGTGTACAAATTGGAGAAGCGCGACACGTATGTTGTTGTGGCTCAGTTGTCGCCAGAGTTCACAGCGGTTCTTGTTGACCGGTGGCAGGAACTTGAGGACAAACAATCAAAGCCAGCAGAGTTGTCGCGTATGGACATTCTCAAGATTGCTATGGAGGCGGAGCAGGCGCGCATTGAGCTTGAAAATAAGCTGGCTATTGCCGCACCTAAAGTCGAATTTGTAGATAGCTATGTACAAGCAAGTACCGGAAGCATGGGGGTGCGAGAAGTCTGTAAGGTGCTGCACGCCAAGCAAAACGATTTTGTCGCGTTCCTACTGCGTCGCGGCTTCATGTATAAGCAAACACCAAAGTCTCCACTGACGCCACGCGCTGAGCATGTGCACAACGGGCGATTCGAGGCGAAAACCGGAATGGCAGAGTACGCAGACAGCGCGCATTCATACGTGCATTACAAGTTCACTGCAAAGGGTGTGCAGTGGATTGCTGGTGAGTGGGGTAAAGAACAAGTTCGGGAGTTATTTTGATGATGGATTTTGAAACAGTAGGCCGAAAAGCACTTGAGGTGTTCAGTGCAGAGATTGGTGTAAAGCAGGCTAAGGCGGAGTTATTCAAGGCGTTTGACGCGTACAAGGAAGCAAACTACGCAGGCGAGCATATCGAGCGCGATTCGGCTGAGTGGCAAGCTATGCGCGACGCAACCACGGCAGAGCATGAAAAGATGGTGCGCGCCAAGATGGATTTGCGCAATGCAAAGGCACGTCTGAATTTACAGATCAAGCGCGGCCTGGGTGATACTACAAGGCTTAAAAAATGAGATGCTGTCTTTGCGGGCGCGAGATGTGGAAAGCCTCTTTCTTTATCGGGTCTGAGCCAGTAGGTGACACACGTGCAAGGCGCGCAGGGCTTCACAAGCTGGCAAAGATTCGAGGGAGCAAGGTAAAGGCAGTCGCGCCCGTGAAGATAGCAAGACCAGACAATCAGACGATGGATTTATTCGAGGGTATGGCATGAAGCGTAGCGGATTCAAGCGACCACAGCGAGAGCGAGCACCTCGTCCGGTGCATGAGCCGCTGTCGGATGAGGTGCGTGCGCGATGCAAGGCTGCACCAGTGGCCAAGACCTTCACGGGTGTGGAGAAGTCAGTGCCAGCGCGCAATGCTCACTTGCTTTCGATGGCAAAGGGCAAGCCCTGCATGCTGATGCTTCCAATGTGTGACGGAGGCGGGGAAACCACGGTAGCGGCGCATAGCAATCAGTCCATTCATGGCAAGGGGGGCGCGCGCAAGGCCGATGACCAATATTCAGTGTGGGGGTGCTTTGCTTGCCATAGCTGGCTAGACCAAGGCAGCGCGTCACGGGAAGAAAAGGATGCGGCATTTAACGCAGCGCATAAGCGCCAGGTGCTTGCATGGCGCGAGATTGCTGACAGCTACACAGCCAAACCAAAAGATCAAGCCGCCGCACAATGGGCGCTTAACCAACTGGAGCACGAATGTTAGAAATCATCCTTCCTTGGCCGCCTAAAGAACTTAGCCCGAACGCGCGCTTGCATTGGGCCACACTGGCGAAAGCTAAAAAGCAGTACCGCCATGCTTGTGCGCAGCAAATGGTGGTTCAAGGGGCGCGCCGCATTCAGGCTGAAGGGCTGGAAGTTGAATTCACCTTCTACCCGCCAACAAAGCGCCGCATTGACATGGATAACTGCATAGCGCGCATGAAGGCTGGCATTGATGGCATGGCGGACGTGCTGGGGGTAGATGACAGCCGCTGGAAGATGGGGTTTGAAATGGCTGGAGAAACTGGCGGCATGGTGAAGGCGCGCATCAATCCTAAAAAAACAGACGAACGGTAAAAAATAGTTTTAAAAGTTGGTTTTTTCTGGCAAATATTGCATAGAATAAGCCAACGCCTTCCAAAAAGGCCAATGACCAAGGCAGGCTGATGACGCAGCCAAAGCGCGAGAGTGTGGAGGTTGAGCCTGTCTTGGTGATGGTTGGAATTTGAGCCTGCGCGGTGCTACTACTGTGCGAATTCATATGCGCGAAGTCTGGCGCGACAC